CTTATTCTTGTGATAGGCCCTGCGTTTAGTCAACGTTGGGGAATTCCATAACTGAGAGATGACTACTCTTGGGATACTGTCTCGGGCTGCCGCCCCGGTGACTTTTATTTTAAGGCTACCCTTGGTTCTCCTTTTCTTTTTCCTCCGATGTTTATTCGGGGGCTTTTGTGTGATGTTTGTTTGCGCGCTCCTATATGTCTTATGGGAAAGAGCGCAGCTTAGGTCGAGGATCCGTCCAGCCCGGTACAGCGAAGTGCTGCCGGAACCTGTCTCACATGATGTGATGCATGGCAAACTGCAGACGGCGCGCGCCTGCCTAAGCGTAGGGGACAAGGTTCCCCCGTTGGCCAGTGCTAGCCAGTTGAAGAAGGATCATGCCAGAGTGAAGGCTTTGGTTGACATGAAAATGGATTGTATGCGGGCTTTGAGAGACAAGCCTTGTGATTCTGTGTGGGATGATGGCCGCCGCTGGGAAGGTGAGGAACGTGTTGTCGCCTCTTCTTTGGGGTTCTGTTGGCTGGATTTGTTTGATGAGAGGGATCACCGCCACGTGGCCTGGGGTCGCGATGGTGTGCAGAAATTTCGGGACGTGTTGGAAATGGGGGCACGCCTGTACCGGGACGAACGTTTTGATCAGTTCGTGGAGGATGCCATTGCGCTTGCTGCTGCCCATGAGCCTAATACTATTAGGGATAATCTCGGGGTGCATTCTGCCTTTGACCAAGCAATAGACAGATATACATCACCCGCGAATATTCAGGCGTTGGAGTCTTATGCTTTTCCTTTTGTCGCTGAAGCGATGAAGCGGATGAAGGACATCGCTCCATGGAGGTTTTCGGGTGCCAGCAAAGCTAAGGCAACGGAATTGGGTATTCCCGTGTCTGATTTCTTCTGCGAAACGCACAGCCATCCATTGCACGCAGCGCTAAGACGCATGGAGGTGTGTGAGGTGTTACCTCAGTACGTGCGCACTCCTGCGGTCTGTGTTTCCTTCTCTGCGGCTAATTATGGTATGTTGTCTGATCGTGTGGCGCAGCCTACGAGGTGTTTGAATCCCGTGATGGATCTGAAAGACATGGGGCGCTATTCTAATGAGACTGTGTCCCCGGATGTTTTTAGTATTCCGAAATTTGAGGAACCTACCATGGTGTGTTTGGATTCGGGTCATTATCAAACGCCAGAGAATATGATTGCCTTGTTTGAGACGAACCCGACTTTGCGCACGGTTATTCTCACGCATGTGTATCCTTTGGCTGCCTTGGAGAGCCACCGAAGTCCTGAGCCTCAGATTGCCACTTGGGCGAAGCAGGGTTCGGATATGATATATGTGCCTGAAGGTGACACTGGTGGTGCCTATAGGCAGCCATGGAACAATCCTCTGCTTTTGGCGCATAGGCTGTCTGCCTCAGACGGTAACTTGGAGCTTTCCTGTGGGGTGGTTTGGAGTAAGCTCAATTCTCACGTCCAGATCATCACCAGGTATCCTTTGGCATCAATAGAATGCATTGCCATGAGGGCTGATGCTTACATGCCTATGCCTAAGATTTTTGACCGGATGCCGCCCTGCGGGTTGATACCCGTGAAATATTATACTAGACTGGTAGATTACGGTAGGGCCGTGCAAGTCAGGGACCGTGATTTGTACGGGAAAATCCGTCAGCAAGTCAATAATGGGGAGTATTCCTTAAACATAGTTGAGAAGGATGTCCTCGTGCTCTGCGTGATGGCTGTTTTGGAAGGTTTCAGTCTGGACATGTTGCCCACGACGTTGCATTCCACCTTGGGCGGGTATCTGAACCACCGTTTTCTTGCTGGGCCTGTGCGCCGGTTCTTTTACCGGAGGATTTGGGGCAAGCTCGTGGATCGCAACTGTGCAATAGTTGCTGAGCCCAATGAGCTGCGTATAGTCCCCACCTGCAAGCTTAGAGTACGGGCGCGTGCGGGTGCCTTAGTATGTTACGACATGCATTTTACGGAAGAGTCGGCGGAAAGTTTGTTCGACCTTCAGGGTTGGGATAAGATGACGGAACTGGTCGCCGAACAAGGCTTTGGTAGGTTTGTCCTACCGCCTGCCAATAAGAAGTGGAGGGCAGCTTTCGGTACTGACCGTTTTCGTGATTTGACTGTGGCAGATTACCGCAGAGTAATGCTTGAGGATCAGTTAGCCGAGGCTGCCCAGTTGGCATTGTTGGATCCTGATAAGACTAAGGCCCTGCTTGTTCGGATACGGGCTGACGTCGCCGCCGTAAATGAAGCCAGGATTCGCCGGGCAAAGATTGCGTCCGTTAAGTTGGCAGACATTGTAGGCCGCACGGTCCATAAGGTAGAGGGTCACACTATGTCGGGGCTGGACATGACAAGTGACGCCGTGGTAAGCCTGGTTGCTGCATCCTTGGAGAGGATGCGAAAAATGCGTACGTGTGTGGATCGGTACTGTAAATGTTGTCGTCGTGAGCCCGAGGATGTCCCCTTGCCTGGGAATTATGCCCTAGGTGACGTGGATTCTGATCTTTTATCCTCGGGATCGTCTTCCCCCTCGGATGCTGATACTTTATCTTTAGCATTTGCCCCGAGTTCTGACACGTCGTCATTGCTTACAAGTGTTGATTCTTTTGTTACAGCTGATGCAGGACAATCTGCGGATGAACCCGAGGTGGTTTTCGCACCTGGTGGTGGCTTCATAATGCCTGGTAGGGGTGAACCGTCATCGGCACCGGTGAGATCAGTTACTTTTACTGAACCCGTAGTGACACCCCCGCCGACAATACAGCAGGCTGTTGTTGCTGCTCGGGCTGCCGGCATTACAGATAGTCTTCTGGATGATGTGCAACACCAGTGGGGAAGGGTTATAACTACCGGAATGCTGAAGCCAAAGCTGTGGCCTCAAGGGGTAAGTGTGGCCCGCCAATGGAATGAAGTCTTCCCAAAGAGTTGTGACCGCCGGGTACATGAGTCACCATATCGGATCATGTCAGCGCCCAGAGGCCTAAAGTATCCTCGTGATGACTGCATTTTGGGGGCCATTGAAAAGCTCACCTCGACTAAGAAAGTGAGTTTAATGGCCACGATAGCCCATGCTTGGCCGCTTGATGAGCCATGGAACGTAGTTGGAGGTCTGCCAGAAAAGGTTCTGGAAGCCGTGGGGTGCCGTTATGAGCTCCTGGTTGTGGTCAATGAGCGTGGAAAAGCAACCCGGCGTTATGGGCTTAAAGATGGCATAGTCTTGATTCTGGAAAGGCAAGGCAACCACATTGTGCCGAAGTATGTGACGGGCAAAGGCATAATTATTAGGCCCCATTACAAAGTTCACGGAATTCGGAACGCAATTGTGGAGGCACTTTCTGAATTGCCCGCCGTTCGATGGCAGCAATGGACACCTGGGACGGCCCGAGCGGAGAAGTATGTTCGTGAAATGATACGAGGGGCCACCGGTACGATTCATCGATGGGCCATCAATGAACAAGCTCTCGCTGGTTGGGAGGAAGGTCTTGCAAACTTGAGTAGACGGGATCCAGTCAAGCGATGGCTTGCGGTTATTGAGGGTGACCCTGGCTGCCGAAAGAGCAGTGCTATTCAAAAGGTCCTAAAGAAACCCAAGTTTAAAAAGGATCACAACTTTCAGGTGGCCATTCAGACTGCAGTGCTTTGTCAGGACTGGAAGGACAAGCTTCAAGTGCAGGAAAAGGATCCTATGACCGGAAAGGGACTCGCTGACAATTACTGCACCACATATGAGAAAGCTTTGGCTAAAGGCTTCCCGTGCAAAGTTTTTGTCACCGATGAGGACAAGTTGCCTCCGGGTTTTATGGAGCTGAAAGCGCACCTGTCTCCTAGTACCAGCCATTTCATCAGGCTGGGTGATCGTTTTCAGGCGAGATGGCATGACCCTAATGGCGATTGCTTGTTAAATGACGACATGTCTGAGGGCATGTTTTTTTCCGAGTGGGCAGAATTTTATATCCAGGGTACTTGGCGGTTTGGGCCTTCCTGGGCAAATTTTTTTCGGATGCCCACTTTTGCGAAGAATGATACCAGGGTCTTCATCACGGATATAGTGCCGACGTGCGGCTCGCAACTGCAGATATTCCTCAATGATAAATCTCTGGATTTTTGCAATGCGCTTCACGAAATCGCCCTCACTTTGTATCCAAGTGATGCCCAGGTCAGAGCAGCCACTGCATTGAGTGATGCAGACGTGGTTTCTCATAGTGGCAGTCAAGGGCGTGGTGAGGATTTAGTTTATGTGATCATGGATGAGACGGCACTTAAAGCAGAAGATCTCCGGACCATTTATGCTGCCTTAACTCGTGTTAAGAAGTTCATGATCATAGGCCTCACTTATAATCGATCTGCCGAGAACTTGGCCCGTGAGCAGAGCCATCCGGTGTTTAGCCGATTGAGAACCCTTTATGGGAATCACCGCCGAGGTCAGCCCATTACTGTCAGGCCCGCGGATTCAATTGACATTAAAACCGAGATGGGAGGGTTTTCACGTCCCGTTCGGCAGGTTTTAGCAGGCCCCCACCACCTGGTTAAAAATCAGGAGTTTCTCAACGAGGTGGGTTATGAGTGGCCAGATGAATGCTTGGACCCTGATGGGACGGCTGTGGTGGGCCGTGAGTACTATCGGCAACCGGACCGGAATGACCCTGGTTATCAGGATAATGCCCAAGTGCGGGTTTATCTTGATCAGCCACGGGAACGGCGGTTGACTGATTACAGCCCAGTTGAGGTGCCTCTGCCTGGAACCAAAGTTGCCACCCATTTGCCGATCGCTAGCCGGCGTCAATGGGTGGAATCTCAGGTTTCTCAATGTGGCGACCGCTTTGACATGGAGTTGATCTATAAGGGAGAGTTTTCAGATCAATTTCCAGACAGGTGGATGTTCAGGCATGATGCTCAGGACATCCGTGCTAAATTAGTCAAAGCTATCCCTTTGAGGAAAGATAAAAGAGCGTTGGCAGAGAAGCTAAAAACCTTGAGCGGCGATAATCCTCTGGCTTATAAGCCAAACATGAGCCTTTGCGGTCAGGATCAGAAAACCACCGACCATGTGGCTTTCATGCGTGGCGTTAAAGAGAGGCTGAAACGGTCAACATTCCGGCATAATGAACTGATATATGCCAATGGAACAAGCGTTTACGGAGTAGCCCTCTTCAATGCTGTTAAGAAAGCTTTCCGGCTTAAAGACAACTATGCCTGGGATTCTTTGCGCTTCGAAGGTTATGTGGCTGAGTTTGCTGAGAAAAGGTCTATGCGGTCAGCCGCTCTTAAGACAATGTCGCTACCTAGGTCGGAACCAGAGTTCCGACAGTTTATTACTGCAAAGCGACAGATGAAAGTCAAGCCGGAAATCCCTACTGCCGGAAAGCCGTTACAGACGTTGATGATCCATTGTGATTATTATTTATATGCATTGGGTCCTATCAACGCCTACATGACTGACTTCTTTCTGGAGCATGCCCCGGAGAATATTTACCTGCATGTCAAGAAAACTTTCGCAGATTTTGATGCTTTTGCTGCGAAGCTTATGCGGGAGGCAACAGACCCCTGGGAGGGTGACGGCAAGCATTTTGAGACTTCGTTGGACCATAATGCCACGTACATGTTTGAGC